GGCGCATAGTAGCGTATTATTAATTTTAAAGAACTTACCATGTCTGGTGTTCTTGAAATGCAATAGACCTAATATAAGTCGTTAAACAAATTTATATAATAATAGATTAGACTCGTTACATAAGTAACTCAGCTCTCCTCTTAACATAACTTCCAAGGAAACAGTTTGGTATTTCACCAAATTAGCTGTCAAGCGAAATCGCATGATCGCAAAAGACCTTTAGTTATAAAATATTATATCATAAATAAGTTTAATTTAAACTTGTTAGTTCTTAACTATTGTTACCAACTAATAACTAATTAAGCTTATATCTTTCTAATAAGGAAAGAAATATCTAATAAAGGATATCTACATAAAACGTATCAAGTTTTATGATTTGTTCTCTGTAAGTGATCTAAAATATGATCTAATTATATCAGCTCTTTTAAGTAAGACTGAAGATCCTAAAGTGATTACTGAATTAGCAGGAGCAAAATCTGACGCTTGAGAAGCTTGAGAAGAAATATCTTCCAACTCTTCTAAATACGACCAAATAGTGTCCACATCTAATCCTTCTTCATCAAATTCGAAGGTATCTTTCACAGTTACTACTGTAGTATCCCATGACTCATGGATTCCATAATACAATGGCATCAAAAGTGATTCAAGACTTTGACGCATAGGATCAGGATTAATCTTATCAGATTTACCATAATCAGGGACAAAGTCCTTAGGTAAGTCCCATAATGAATTAAAATACTCCTTAAATTCGTCTGGATTTCGAGGTAGGTCAGATTGTTTAATATTATCTGCCATTTTAATACCTAAATCCTTCAAGAAGTTTATTGCATCATCTACCATGACTAAATGTCCTGCTTTATTAAAAGCATTCGATGTTAACCATGACGATACCGAAGATAAATGACTAAACATTAGACCAGGATAGGATAATAAGAGCAAAGCTCTTCTCATCCCTTTCCCTAGTCTCGAATATTTAGTATTCATCCGAGATAACGCTTTGTAGCCATGACCTAAGAACGACAATAATTCAGAAACTCTAGGAGTTCTGAAAGTATTGATACGGTTAAATAACTGGAGAAGACCTCTAATGTCATATTTTGCTACAGCCATTTCACGAAAAGAAAGGCCGGATACGTCCTGATATTTGTAGAAGAATCTCTTCGCAAACTCAAGACTACCATTAGTAGAAAGAACAGATTTAGATAAATTAATTTCTATATCCCATTCTTTTGCTAATTGCAAATATGCCATTGCTACTTGTTTGTCAGCGATAACTAAGTCATCACCTAAAACAACGTAGAACGAGAAGTCTCTCATATTACATCTAAGTGCCGCTATTCTAACCATTATATGGTGAGTAAGTGCTAGCATGGCCCAAGAAGACAAAGCTCCCATTGGCTGACCAGCAGCATACCGAACAGCACAAACATATTTATTTCCCTTCTTATCAGTTTCAATCTTAATATGATTTTCATCATAATTAGAAGGATCAATTCCTAAGCTCTTACATGATATAGCTTGAGGATCCCAATAAGGAATCCCTAGTTGATACCATCTCTCAGTAAGCAATGAAGCCCAAAGAGAGCCAATCTCCCGTTTATAACAGGTAGACATAATAGTAGCTTGAGCGGATACTGGAATACGATCAGTAGCAGCTGTTAAATCGAAAGAATAAACTTTCTTAATACCAGAAGCTTTTAATCGTTC